GTACTTCTCGATTGCCGCCTGCCGAGCTTTGTCGGCCTTCTGGTTCAGGTCGGCTAGCGTCTTTGTGCCGAGAATCAGCTTGTCAATGCCCTTTAATGCGCCATTGAATAGGCCATCAATGCGGGCGGTGTCGAGTCTGTTGATGTACGACTGAAAATCATCGAGCGCCTTTTGTCCGGCCTTTGAGTCATAAACAAGTTTATTGTTGGCTGTCTCTGCGCTAGCGCGGCTCTTTTTCGCTTCTGCAAGCAAGCGTAGTGCCGCCGCCTCTTTTTGATACTTTTCAGTTAACGCGCCAGAGAAATCGATGTCTTGCGCGAGAACGGCAAGCCGGTCCTTAGATTTAGCCAACTCAGAAAGTTTGACAGCCTCTAGATCTGCAATCTGATCTTTTGTTTTTCCGATTGCCGCTGCGGCTTCGTTTTCTTTCTCGATCTGCGCATTGATCGAATCGGTGGATTTGGTGATGGAAGCAACCAGGTCGTCATAAGCCTTGCTGGACGCTTTTGCTGCATCTTCCTGACGGCGCAGGAAATCTTTTTCAGCTTCGGCTTGGTTGATCGTTTGGCCCAACAATTTGGCCTGTTCTAAAGCGGCCTCCTTGATTGACCTGGCGCGGCCAGACAATGCCCCCTTAAGTTCCTCCTGAAGACGAACCGCCGCCTTCTCGCCTTCGTTCAGCTTGTCGGCAGCAAGGCCGCGTTCTTTCAGCAGATCAAGATAGATTTGTTCCTGTTGGGTGCGGGCCTTCAGGTTGGTGAGTTCTGAATCTCCAGCAGACGATGAAGCGCCTTTTGGCGTCTTTGGCTCGTACTTCTTGTTGATCGCAGCAGAGAAGTCGTCTCGCTCAGATGCGGAGATGCCACCTTTTCGGAAGCTTTCTTGAACTGCGGCTAACTCTTTTGTCTTGGCAAGCTGGTCGCCCAAATACTTGGAGCGGAGTTCATCGGCTTGAACGCCAACCTTGAGCGCTGCTGAGCGCTCGCTTTCCAGAAGCGCTGATTTGCCCTCAAGCTTTATGCGCTCATTGATGGCGTAAAGCTGTTGTTTCAGCTCCTCAGTGGCGCGACCATCACGGATGCCGACGCTTGCATTTCTGCCTTGTCGCTGCTCGATTTGCGCTCTTAGCGATTCGGCTTGCTGCTGCAATGTTTCGCCGCGACCAATACTTAAGGCAGCGTCGAATGCGCCCTTAGTTGCGTCTTTAATTGCAATCCACCCGCGCTCAATCAGGCCAAGATTCTGGAGAAGCTGCGGCGTGCGGTCGCTCAGTGCAGCGTTGTAGGCTTCCTGGGCAAGCTTGGCAGCTTCCGTGGCCTTGCCTTGGTCTTCCAGCGCCTTGATCTGCTCATACAGCGAGCGCGTCAGGAAGTTGGTGGATTCGTTGAGGGCAAGGCTTGCTTTAAGCGGGTCTTTGGCGAGGTTGGCGAAATTCTTTGCAACCGTCTCGACAGCATCGCCACCAGCGCGCTCGAACTCGATGGCTGAGGCAGTGAAGCGCTGCAAGCTGTCAGCACCCTTGATACCAGCGTTTGCAAAGATGTTCAGGGCTTCAGCGGCCTTGCCTTGCGTGGCCCCGCTGAATTGGTCGATTCGGGCCGAGATGTCCGCAAGTTGACCGGCAGTAACACCTGCAGCGTTACCGGTGAGAATCAGTGTTTTCTGAAACTCGCGCTGTTCTGCTGCTCCTTTTTCAAACGCGAACATGAAGCCTGCGCCAGCAGCGGCAGCAACAGTGAACGGGTTAACCAGACCGAGGATGTAGCCGCCAAGAGCACGCGCAGCATTGCCAGCGCCGCCGAACACGTCCTTGAGCTGTCCGCCTTGCTGGAGCAGCACAGTCAAAGGCGCTTGCCCACCCTGTAGGCTGGTGATGATGTCAGTAAATTGGGCCGGTACTGTGCGCAGCGCTGCCGCAGTTTGTCGCGCAGTTTGGCCGTAGCTGTTTAAGGCGCTGTTGCCAACAACAAGTGATTTGACGTAGGCGTCATTTTTCTGCCTGGCACGATCAAGCTCGTCCAGCAGGCCGGAGAATCTTTGAGGGTCTGCGCCACGATTCGAGATGCGCGCTTCATCAAGTGCGCGCTCTCCCTTTACAGCTGCTTCAGTGAGCGCGATGCGGCGCTTGAGTGACGCCTCAATACGGCTATCAACAGACTGTTGTTTCTTGGCCGACTCTTCCGCAGCGGTGCCGACATTGGCAAGTGCCTTCTCGGCCTTTTTGCCAGATTCTTCAATCGACTTTGACGCAGCCGCGCCAGCAGCTTCGAGCTTCTTAAAGCCCTGCACTGCCGGGTCGGCATTAAGCGCTACCTCGGCTTGTATCTTTGCGTTTTCGGTCATTGAATCACCAATGAAAAAGCCCCTCGAAAGGGGCTATTTGTTTTGCTTTGCCATGACGTTCAGGGCCTCAGATTCCATGACTTGGATGTCATCGAATAGCTGATCCCATTCGTCAGATGTTTTGGCAAGTCGGTCTAGCAGCGGATAGATGGATGCGTAGTCGAGGCCAGTCGCGCCAGCCATGCCTACGCGCCATTGGGTTGAGACCCTTTGAAATAGCTGGAATGAAGGCCAGTTTTCGGGCCATATCTCTACGGTTGTGGCCGCGCTTGCGCGCCCGACCAATTCGATGAAGGCATTGCTTGTAGATGGCGCTTTCCCGGCCCCGAAAAGCGCTGCAATGCCTTCTTTTAGTTTCCCCGGCGACCAGACAGAACGGCGGTCCAGTAATCCTCACGGAGAGAATCAGTCAGGGCAGGTTCTGTGTTGCACAGGTCGATGAGGCTATCCACGTTCAGAGGTTCCTTGCGGTCCCACTCGTGGATCATCTTGAGCAGCGTTTCAGCGAACACTTCGTTTGCCGCAGTAATCAGCTCGACCATTGAAGGATCGGCTGATTGGGATTCGTTTTTATCTTTTGCGAATGCTCGCAATTCATCTTGCAACTTTGCGGCCTGCATCCGGTCACGGTAGTAATACTGAACAGTCACACGGTCTTCGCTGCCGTCAAGGCGCTTGAACTTGGCAACATGCTTGAATGTTTTAGGCGCTTCTTTAGCTTGGGTAACTTTTGCTTCTGTGCTCATGGCATTGCTTTCTTTTGTGGTTAAAAAGACCCTTCCCGCATACGTTCAGGAGGGCGTGAAAAAGCCCGCCGCGATTTCTCGGGCGGGCGTGGCAACTGCTAGGCAGTCGATTAGGAGTAGCTGATGGTGCGGCCCAGCATGGAGAAGGCTGCCGTCACTTGGTTGACCTGGTTGGAGTTCATTTGCGGAACGTCAGACACAGCCATGTAACCGTAGCCATAGGAAGCTGCACCGCTAGCCAAGGCCAGTTTGAATGCAACTTTCTTGCTTGTGCGGCTGATGTTCAACATGGTCTTGTAGTTCGCATTTGCTGGGTCATGTGCCAAGGTCAGGGTCACGTCAGCAGGGTTGAACCCGGTTGGAATGCGAACACCGTTGCGACGAGACAGAAGGTTCACCTCTGTATAACGAGGGTCACCGCCACTGGTGGCAATGGTCAGCACTTGAGGAATTTCAGTCCAAGCCGAAACCTTTTGAGCAGAACCAATACCTGTGCCAGCGGAATAGAAGGCCGTATCAGTGGTGTCAAAGTCCAACAGAGAGAAGGTGTCCGCCGTGAGTTGGTCAACCTTGAAGACGGTATCGGTCGCATCTTCCCAGCCGGAAGTAAGCAAGATCTCGTCATTGTCAGCATAGCCGTGCGCTACAGATGTGGCGACTGCCGGGCTGGCGTTTGTCAAAACCGTGATGGTTTTTGCCGATGCGAATGTTTGGGAGAAGTAGAACTTTGCTCCCTCGGGAAAATTAAAAGCCATTTGGATTTCCTTTCAGAAACGAAAAAGCCGCCCGAAGGCGGCGGATGGATGCCCGAGGTGGGCAACAAAAAAGCCGCCACGGTTTCCCGGAGCGGCTTACTTGGAAGGGCTTTGCCCTATCGGTTTGAGATCACGGCGAAGTCTTGCCGTGTACCTCTTAGGTTTGGTTCGTCTTCCTCGAAAACAGATACTGGGTCTGTCTCCGGTTTGGCATCAAATACAGTTGCAAGGCGCATCGCCGAGTCGATCTGCCACGCCAGCGTATCGGCTTGCACTCGCGTATCGGCCCACACGTTGATTTGGTACATGCTGAATGTCTTGTTCGGCACCAGCTTGTTAAAAGTCACGATGGGCCTACCGCCGATCTTTTGATACGTGACATAAGGCCGAGCCGTGTCCAGGCTTGCAAAGTCAGGAAACACACGCGGGCACTGCGCCGCCAAAACGGCGTATAGGTCAGATTCAGCCGACATAGCCGACCCTCTTTGCAAACTCTGCGGCCATGGCATCCAAAGCCTTTTTGCCGTGCGAAGCGATGGCGTTGCGCATGAATGGCTTGGCAGGAATGAACTTAGGAGATTTCAGTGTCAGGTAGTAGGCATCCTTAACTGCTTGAGATGCTTTGCGCGACGGCTTCTTACCCTTCACGCCCTTGCGCTTGGCTGTGTACCACTTGCCGTCTGAGCCTACATAGCTAACATAACGTTGGATGTGGCCGTACTCAACCAAGCGGCCATGTGGTGCCGTTTTTTGATTCCAACTAACGTGATAAACAGCGGTAAGAGACTTGCTTTTCTCTGGGCTGAAAGCTTGGTAAATGGAGCGCTCAAGGTTGCCGGTTTTCTTTCCAATGGCCTGAACGTTGCGCTTTGCTTGGTAATAGATAACTTGCACTCCGGCCTGGGCTGCAGGACGAACAGCACCCTCTACCTTTGCTGTCGCGCTTTGAATGAACTTTTGCAGGCTAGCCCTATCAAGGCCCATCGTGAACGTGAGTGAGTTAGCCACCGTTGACCACCTCGCAAACCAGGTCGGTGTAGTCCTTTGCGCCAATGTTTGGCTTGACATTCTTTATTTGGTACACGGTGGACCCATCCACGACGCGCATGGCCGATGTGATGTCGCTGCGGAATCGGATCCTTATGCTCACGCCGGATATTGATGTCTGTGCGTCTGCGGAAATTGTTTCAAGCGACTTCAGCCCGGTCGGATACCTGATATCGGCCCAAATAGGAGGAGGAGAAATGTCAGACCATGCTTCAATTGGTTGACCAACTGAGTCCTGGGTTGAACTTCTTTGCTGTATGGCGACTGGCCTATTGAAATCTCCAATGTTTGCCATCAGACACCCCACACCTTCACAGTATCAAGCAGAGCATTCACACCAATTGGCACACTGGATAGCTTCTTCTCTGTTGCCTCTTGGCGGTTTTCGTACAGGTGCCCGACCAGCAGCATCAGCGCAGCCTTGACAGCTGGGTCAAGCGTTGTGCTTCCGGCCATGTAGCGGACGCGAACGACGTTTGCGGCCTCGTAGGTTGCGGGCCATTCAGAACCGGCAGCAGACATCGCCCAATGTGATAGGCCGTAGTTATCAAGCGCGTAAGCAGTGCTTGCCAGCGTTTGTTCTATGGCAGCTTCGTCAACATAGATGATGCTGACAATCGAAGATGCTGGAGCGAGTGGCAGGCTGATTGCTCCGCATGGGAAGCCGTCTAGCGCTACCTCTACCTCTTGCTCACCAATTGCATTGCCTGTGTAGTGCTGCGCGTAAGCCATTGCTGCAAACAGGTACGCGGAGATCAAAGAATCATCAAAGGCATGATCCACACGAAGGTGGGCCTTCAGCGTTGGCATGTCTATGACTGCCTCAGCGGGAGTGATGATCTTGTGGGCCATGGTGTTCAGACGTAAAAAAAGCCTGCACGCAGCAGGCTTGGTTTTTGTTTGCTTTGTCTAGCGTCTAACGGCGGTTTGCCGGTTTGTCGTTCGCGTCTTGTTATTTAGAGCGTCGGCACGCTTCATTTGTTGGGATGTAACCCTCCCGGCCAATGAGCCAACAACAACTTGAGGCGCAGGAACAAACTTCCCAGCAAGAACCAGGGTGAAAAGGTGGCCGATCATGCTTAAGCGGCCATCATCAATGAATTGATCGTGAATCTTGTCTGCAGCGTTGCCCCATTTGTGAAGCCAACACGCATATATCGCCAAGACGGAAGAAAAGTGATTTCTGCAAATTGACCCCCACCAGTTACGGCAGCAGTTGCAACGCTTTTTGCCCTGCGCCAGTTGGTGTTGTCGCGAGAGTATTCGACCCAAAGCGTTCCAGACTGGTCAGACTCTGCCGACACCCGAACCTCTTTGGCGTATGTCGCAGCGTTTGCCATGGCCGTGGCGGTCGCTGTCACTGTCAAATCGCGGCTTGTGCCTGTGAAAGTGGCATTTGCAGCCAGCACAGTAGAGCTGTCGTCATACCAGATGCCAGCACCAGCCACAAACCCAGCGCGAACAACAGCGGCAGCAAGGGTCGCAGTGACCGACCCGCTAACTGGCTGTGTGCCGCTAATTTGAGCGCCTGGTATTGGCTCTGTTGCATAAGTGCCCGGTATCAACGTCCAGACTTGTGTGCCGCTTGTCCATGCGGTGGCGCGAATACGGAAATACTTAAGTGCGTTTACTGACAATTCCCACGCGTATGCGGGAGCGGCTCCCAAAACACCTGTTGTTGTTTCGATGGTGTTTGCGTTTGAGCGAATCGCCTGAACTGCAAACCAATTGCCGTCGGTTCCGTTGGTGCTGTTAAGTGAGCCCTCAAACGTGCAGTTCACGCCAGCGAACGTGCCAGAGCAGTGAATCATTAGGTTAGAGAAGCGTTCTGTTAACGCAAATACTGTGCTTGTAGCGCTTGTAACGTTGCCGACGATTGGCGCATAACTCGCGGGCTTGCTGGCGACCTTAAGCCGCCCCTCTTCATCCAGGTTGAGGGTGTTTAGGTCGCCATCAGCAACGCTTGTTGTGTCTGCATCGCGGCGCTTGGCGAGCATGATCTGACCGGGCGCGCCATCAACAAACGGCGCGTTATGGAGCCCGATAGTTCCAGCAACAGTAGATAGAAGCGGCTGAAGCGCGGCAAGGCTTGTTTCTGTTGCTGCGCCAGATGGAAGCGGAAGTGATGCGGCTGAAACTGGTTGTGTTGCCTGCCAGAATGTCCCGGTAACAGCCTGAGTTGATGGGAAGTTGCCAACAGAAACTGGAACGGCAGAAGCGCGAAGCTGTGCGTCGGTCAATCCTGTTTGTGTGAAGCTGACTGGTATGGGAGAAGCGCGCAGTTGTGCATCTGTCAACCCTGCCCAAGTAAAACTAACCGGCTGTGTAGCCTGGTAGAACGTGCCGCTTACTTGGAGCGCAGTAGCGCGAAGCTCTGCATTTGTTAGCCCTGGTTGCTGCGCCTGAACAGCAGCGAGCAATGATGCGAGCGTTTGTTGTGTTGCTGGCGTAATGTCCACACCAGAAGCATCGACAAGCATGTTTCTAGGGAACTTAACGCCGCCAATTT